CTCACACTTGCTTTCAAAGGAACTCACTTTGGCAATGCATAGTGCACAAAATATTGAGAGTTCTTTGCATGATTGGTTTTATTATGGTCGTGAAGTATTTGAGGATCGCAGAGACAAGCTTCGTCAAGTGGCACAAGAATGTGAAATCGAACACTTGTGTCCAGCCCTCGATGTTTCTTATGATAAGCGTGTCAATCATTGGCGCCATAAATATCTTGGTGAGGAACTTGAGGACGAAGAGGAAATCGTAGGCTTGGAGTAGACGCCTTAAGTCTACTCGCCCAGTTGTCAATCTGGGTCCTACGGGAAAGCAAAATTGATGTGTATATATGGTTACCGATAGTTATATGTTTTTGTGTATTTTCGTATATAGTTATTAGGCTTTGTACATATAGGCATTCTACCCTTAGAATACCCTTATTTAAGGGAGAAATTCGCCATTTCAATGTAAATTACACCTCTCTTTGCACTGAGCAATGCATTGAGTTTGTTAATATCGCTTACTAAACTTGTAAATAATGTAAATAAACAGGGTATTATAATATATCCAACAATTTTTGAAGTTTTATCTGACCTTAAGAAGTATAAGATAAATCCAAATCGGTTCGATAAACTGTGGCATAAGCATAGATTGGAATTGGGAAAACATGTTTCACATTTTGACGGAACTGAAATCCCACCCAAGAGTGCATGCAACTGTAATTGTACTGAAGTGGACACAATTTTGTACACAGTACTTGAGTGTCAGAGTGGGGAAGCCACTACTGCAGATAATACTATTTTCAAAGTGGGTAATGAAGCCACTTATGAAAATGTGCAGTTTTCTGATCAGCATGATCCATACATGTATGATGTTGATTCAGTCATGGACCCCACGCGTTCTTTACAGGACGCAAACGATTCCTCACTAGCTAATTTCTTTTCGCGACCTATTAAGATAGCAGAACAGGAATGGTCAACTTTAGCCAATTTAAATTTTGATTTGGATCCTTGGAGTTTGTACTTTGATAATCCGAGAGTTTCCAATCGTTTGACTAACTTTAATTTGATGAAAGCAAATTTGAAGATTAAAGTAGTTATTAATGGTAATGGCTTTCAATATGGCCGAATGTTAGTGAGTTATCTTCCTTTTGATGTCTATGATTCGTTATCGACGAATGATCCATTGGTGCAAGCTGACTTGGTTCAAGCGTCACAACAGCCACATATTTTCTTAAACCCAACGACTTCTACGGGTGGAGAAATGAAACTCCCTATGTTCAATTATCAGAATTATTTTGAAGTAGTTGAATCACAGTGGAGTGAAATGGGTCGATTATACTTTAGGACTTTGAATCCACTTAAGCACGCTAACGGTGCAACAGATGTTGTTACTGTTACTGTATTTGCTTGGGCGGAAGATGTTTC